AAACCTACATTACATGCAAACCAATAGATATTAACTATCCATGCCTGTCTCCAACAGTATTTCCTGTTGCTCTGTACAATATACATGTTTCTTTCATTCATTGATGCATCAACAGATAAAGGTCTAAATTTTAACCACTGTTCTAACAGCAATGATATTACAAATCCAATTGCAAAAATATAAAACATTAGGTTTAAAAACCCTGCTGCTGTAAATAAAAAACTAATCATCAATAATAGTCCCACATATAAGAACGATCTCCATACTCATCAGCATACCACCTTTCTCCGTTTTTGTCTATAAAGCTATCATCATCTAATCCATCAGAGATAAAACCGAATGGTGCCATGTCTTGTTCGATCTGATTCTTTTGCTCTTCATACATTCTTTTTCGCACATCATTATCAGTCATTTCCTTAAAATAATCCTGTGCTACTAACCATGCAAATATAACTAAACACATTGCTAGATCATCATTACACCCCTCTTCTGCCTCAAATGAGTTATGTTTCTGGGAGAATGTTGTTAATTCAGAGATGATTTCATAATCAACAGTGAGTAGTTTATCATCTTCTAATAGTGTTTTTAAGTTTGAACAACCAAGTTTTTTAACAGCAGCAGTCATTCTAACACCAAGTTGTGATTTCTTTCCAGAAAATCCAGATCCAACAATCTGACCTGCACGACCTCTCATGGAACACATTAAGACATTATCATACTCTAAATCAAAATGTAGAATACTTGCAACTTGATCTCCAATATCGTTTACCTCACATAATATGAATGAATTATTATATCCTCTCGCTACATCATAGATGATATTTGGAAACAGCATCGGTTTGATTTCATTGTTTCGATATTTTGCAACTACCTTATATGGAAAATTAGTTATGTCATAAACAATAAATGCTGAATAATCATTTCCTAAACCACGAGCAACGTCAATCGTCATCAAATAATTATGTTCAGGTATCGAATTCTCATAAATGTCTAATCCTGCATTTTTCATAATTGGTGCTTCATACACCATGTTTTTAAGTTTTGCTGGACTGATAAGTGTATTGACAGATCCTAGAAACTCACATTCAAACTCAACTTTGAATTGTTGTTCTGATGTGTTTGCAATTGTTTGCTCTTTCCACACAGCGTCACGACCAGGAACTTCAGACCAATGAACGTCCGTTGGAATATAATCATTCTTTCCTCTTTCAGAATCATGCCACATACGATAGAAGTGATTCATACCACGAGGAGTAGAAACAATTATGACTTTAGTTTGTGTACCAGAAGAAATTGTAGGATATACAGATGCAAAGAAGTCATCTGCAACATGATTCGGAACGAAAGCAAATTCGTCCAAGAATAGAATATTGAATGACATACCTCGAACAGCAGAGGCAGATGTAGATGCTGCTAATATTTTTGATCCGTTTTCTAATTCTAATGATCCTTTATTCCATGCAATGATACCTTGTTGCATCCATTTTGGTAAATTTTCATATGCAGTTTGTAATCTACCTAATAAATCAATCGCAATCTTTGCTTTGTTTGCAAGAATACCAATGTTTACATTGTCATTGAAAACAGCATAATGAAGCAAATAAGACACCACAGTCGTTGACTTACCAGTCTGACGAGGCATCTTACAAATATTAAATCGATTTTTATGAAAAGTATTTACTAATTTTTCTTGGAAAGGGTATAGATTAAAAGGAACTAATCCCTCATCAAGAGAAACAATCTTTATATACTTCTTTGCAAAATAAACAGGATCTTCTTTACACTTTAAGAACTCAATAATATTCTCTTGAGTAAACTCAATTTGTGTATTCGCTTTTTTTAAATTCGGGTTGCCAAGGTATACATTATCATTCATGACTTATCAGCAGTTCCATTTTCTCAAAGACTTATTGATTCTTGAATCTGGATCATTTGCTGTCTTTGAACTTGTTAGTTTTTTCTTCATGCCCTTCATTCGAGCACAGAATGATGCCCTGCGGGGGTTTCCAACTTTCTTGCTAGGTGCTTTAAGGTCAGATCCAGGATTTTGGCGTTCGTAACTTTTTCTGCCTTTTTCATTAAGTCCACCTGCTTTGTTCTTTCCTTCTTTTCGTTGCCATGCGGCTGATGCTTCTGTGACATTTAATTCTTCTCTCCAATTGGAGTAATCTTCTTTTTTAACGCAATTATTATATCTCTTGCCGAACATAATCTTCGTGCCCTTTTTTTCGTAACCAGGCCAGCACTTCTTTGCCTCGGTGATTTGTTTTGTCCCCACCCATTGACCATTTTCATTGGTAACTGGTTTGAGATCATTAGGTCCTACGATGTCTGTGACATCTGCAATCAATTGACCATCGGAATTATTTATATCTACGCTTTCTTTAGGTTCAAAACGCATTGCTTCTGGTCTGTTTAAACCTACCTTTCTCGATGCGTTAGTTACAGCTGCTTTAACTGATTTCTTTAATCCCTCTTTTTGTTTATCAGATAATTTCAATTCATTTACAACTTCAACTTCTTCAGATTTATTACCCCAGTTTGCAGCACCCTTCTTACGACACTTAACTAAAGCACCTGATGCATACGCACTCGGCCACACAGAATAGCGTGATTTAACCTTATGATAGCAAGCATCCTTGGTACCACTACCTTTACCTTTCTTATCTTTTGCTTCTCCTAAAACTATTTCATCACCAACTTCTACATTATTTTCTGCAAACCAACCACGATTTGCTTCAATTGCAAATAATACTTCACCATCAGAATATACTGGTAGTGTGGTATATGGGTTTAATTCTTTAATACTTTCAATCGTTCCATCTTCTTTTACAAAAGCAACGTCTAATGGAATACGAGTGTTTCTCATATGGAATGAATGTTGACCAACCTCTTCAAATATGAAGAGCATACCTTTATCAATATCCAAACTTTCACGGAACATAAGTCCTAGATTGAATTTATTGTCAGTATCTGGTATTTCAACATGTAATGGTAAATCAATATATTCTGCCTCCTCGCTAGTTACACCTGCTTTTGATCTCTCCTTTTCTGCAACACCTTTGATTACCATTTTTAATTTGTTTTTAAGAGAATAAGGATTTTCTTTTTTCTTCTTTCCAAATGCTGCCATTTGACCTGATGGTTTACCTGATCCTCTAGTAATACCATATGCCATACCTTCAGCAGTATCTGTTGTATGATCTTTATCAGGAGTATTTGATGCTAGATTTTTTTTCAATTGTTTTTTAGATATCTTTGGTCCGTCAATTGGATCACCATACTCATCTCTTTCAACTTCCTCATTCTTTGGTCTGCAATCAGGAACTAATTTACCACCCTTCATTTTCATACCAACTTTTTTATGTGTTTTCCAACATTCATCTACTTCAATTTCTTCTCTCCAACTAAAGTAACTTTCTTTCATTTTCTTCTTACGAGGACTATCAGTACTAACATATGTAGGTTTAGCAGCACCTGACTTTGCTTGTTGACCAGGATCTGCTTTTTTCTTACGACGTGCAGCAGAGATTCTTTCTGCTTTTGACATACTAGCACGTTTTGCAGAAGAAACACATTTTGGAGTCCCTTCACCAGGTTCATCACTTGCACAAGTTCCACCTGTGACGACATTGACCCAACCACCTTTTCCGTCTTTGGATTTAGAACCCTTAAACCACTTATGTAGTGAACCCTCTTTTATATTTTTATCAAGATACTCTGCTTGTGACTTATGCATTTTAGATGAATTTTTAAGTTGTTTTACGATCTTTTTAATTTTTTTAGTATGATATGCTTCACTCATTCCTCCCCCATTACCCGCAGCACCACCATTACCACTCCCATTAGAGTGGCCGTTCCCGCCACCGTTACTGCTAGAATGCCCATTACCATTTGAGCCATTTCCATTGCTGTTCCCGTTTCCATTCTTTTTTTCTTCTTCGGTTTCTTTACGAAGATAACCACCAAATCCTCTGCGATATCCCACAGGAATTTTCTTACACTTTTTGTCAGTGTAACAATAATAGTAGCCAACTTTACATTTCTTCACAATTAT